ATGCAGGTGGTCGTGCAATTATTACATCAACACCTAACAGTGATGAAGACACATTTGCTATCATATGGAAAGAATCGCAAAATAAATTTGATGAAGATGGTAATGAAAGTATAATTGGTCAAAATGGATTTCATGGCTTTACTGCAAAATGGGACGAACATCCTGATAGAGATGAAGAGTGGGCTAAGACAGAAGTAGGCAGAATAGGTGAAGAAAGATTTAGACGTGAGTATGGTTGTGAATTTTTAGTTTATGATGAAACTTTAATCAACAGTATAAAGCTGTCAACCATTGAAGGCATAGACCCAAGTTGGAACATGGGACAAACACGTTGGTATGGTAAACCTAAAGCAGACAACACATACGTAATTGCACTTGATCCATCAATGGGTACTGGTGGTGATTATGCGGCGATACAAGTATTTGAATTACCTAGTTACAAACAAATAGCAGAATGGAGACACAACACTACTCCCATACCATCACAAATAAGAATACTCAAAGACATTTGTAATTACATCAAAGAAGAATGCCAAAATGATGGTCAAAACATTTATTGGTCTGTTGAAAATAATTCAATTGGAGAAGGTGCTTTGATTGTGATTAGAGACATGGGCGAAGAAAATATTCCAGGAATGTGTGTATCAGAACCAATTAGAAAAGGAAGAGTGCGTAAATTTAGAAAAGGTTTCAATACTACACACAGCACAAAAATCAGTGCCTGTACAAGATTAAAAAACATGATAGAAACTGATAGACTAAAAGTAAACAGCAAAATACTTGTAAGTGAACTCAAGGCTTTTGTTGCAAGTGGCAGTAGCTACAAAGCAAAACCTGGTGAAACAGATGACCTAGTTAGTGCTTGTTTACTGAGTATGCGTATCATGGCTGTGTTGAAAGATTGGGATCCTAGGGTGTATGAAACCTTCAATCAAGCAGATACAGAGGACGATATGACCCCGCCCATGCCCATCTTCGTTTCTACTAATGTTAGATAAATATTAATATGAGCAATATGGACAACATATCAGATCAGTTATTTGCAAAGATCAGGGGAAGATTTCCCGCTGTTACCATTGGTAACGAAGCAGGTGAAGTCACTGACGATCCAAAAACAGGGCGTTACTTTGATTTTGACTATATCGTAGGAGAAGATATACTTGGTAGAGTCAGTATTACACTTACAGAAAAAGAGGTTGCTGTGGTGTACAACACAAACTTTATTGCAGAACAACCAGATGGAATCAAGTCTGATTGGTATAACTTCTTAAAGGAAATTAGAAACTTTGCAAAAAGAAATATGTTAAACTTTGACACAAGAGATATAAACAAGTCCAATCTTGATAAAAGAGATTATGCACATCTAACAAAAACTGCCGGAGAAAAACAAATGAGTGAAACAAAAATGTACGGCACTAGTAGAACAAGTTACGAAGACATAGACAAGGCAAGGTTAGTCTTAAAACACAGACAACCTGTCAACCAAGAAGTTCCTGGTGCAAGAACACAACACGTAGAAGCAATTTATATAGAATCAGAAAATGGTGAAAGATACAAGTATCCAATGAGACACCTCAATGGTGCAAGAGCATTGGCACAACACGTAAGCAACGGTGGAAACTTGTATGATGACTTTGGTAAGCATATCGTATCACTCAGCGAAGAGCTTGGCAAGTTAAAACAATTCAAAACTTACATTAACAGATCGGCAGTGATGGCAGAAGGCCTTAAAGGCTACATGGACATGGTTAATGAAAGAATTGATTCAATTAAAACTGAAGTAATGAAATTACAAAGACCAAACTACTATGCAGAAACTATCAAAGACTTTGCTCCAGTAGTGATGGAAGAAGTACCAGAAGATTTACAAAACAGTTGGATCGATGAATTAACAATTAGAACTTTCAATGAAGAACTTAAATCAGTATTTCCATACATCAATAGATTAGTAAAAGAAAAAAATAAAATCAAAGAAGTCGGACCGGAATTACAAGATGAAGCAAGTGGTCCAGAAGGTAGCATGGAACCACACGCACATAAATTTTACATCGATGGTGATTATGATGAGGACAGAGGCATCTCTGATAAAGATTGTGAAGAGATGGAATATGCTTGTGCCAAGGCTGGTATCAAATGTAAATGTGAGCCAGACGAGATGCGACAAGGCGGAATCATTATTCATACAATGTCACCACGTGATGAAGTAGCAGATGCATTAGACAAAGAAGGCTATGCAGTAGAAGAAGCATACAGTCCAGAAGAAGATTTTGAATCTGCAATGAACATGATAGTAGGAGAAACAGAAGATGCTTTAGTTAACGGCAAAGGCAAAGACCAGGAAGCCGCGATTAAAAAACTAAATGGCTTGACGGCACAGCATTTCCCAGCTGGTATAAATGGCACCAATGCTGTTCAAAGTTTAAAGGGTATCATAGATGACCCGATGCTACTTGATATGTTTAAGAAAGTTGGAGCAAAAGATTCTGATCAGTGTGTAAGACCATTGATAATGAAATATATCAAAGCAAAGGCACCAGCAATTATGTCAAAAATTGACACTGGTGATTTGAAGATGGAAAACATCAAAGACAAAGAAGATTATGAGGCTAAAAGAAAAGCCATACAAGATCTTCAAATGGATCCAAACACAGACGGAGATGAAAAACTCAAAAAAGAAATCGTACGTAGAAAACACGAACTTGAAAAAGAAGCTAGGTTAAAAGGATTCAAAGAAAACGAAGACGTTATGAAAGATAAAATCAAGGCATGGGCTGACAAATATGATGGATACGTTGGCAGTAACGGTGACTCACTACCAGAGGGTTATGTTCAGTACGCATTAAACAGTGGCATTCCTACAGATTTTATTGAAACAAATGAACGTGCTAAAATGGATGAAAAGTATGGTGAAGAGAAATTTGAGGATGATCCAGGGGCATACATCAGCGACCATATCGACGAAATGCCTATTACAAAGGCTTGTATGGAAGAGCTTCACAAAATTACAGGTTCAGATGATTTAGAAGACAATGCTGAACTTATTAAAAAATACGGCGACTTAGGTTATGAAGTCGAAGGCGATCAAAAAGCAAAATTTGATCAGTATGGTGCAATGGTAAGTATGCCTGAGCCAACTGATAAAATGGTTGACCTTAATGATAAAATGAAACAAACTACATTAGCTGATCACCTTGCCAAAGCGGCAAACGTGGACAGAACAAAGGTGTATTTTGATGATGCAGATTTGGTTTGGGGAAGTAAAACAGTTAAACAAGGTTGCTTGGTTGACAAGGAATGTACTTTCGCAGATGCAGTAGATGAACTTAAAGCATTTGCTGATGCTAATCCAAAAGCGGAAGATGATGACACAATTGATGTTAAAATGAATCCGGACGGTAGCATTGAAAAGGCAAAAGACGACGGCAGATCACCTGGAGAGAAGTTAGAAGAACTAGTCAAATCATATTATGATTATACAACTAACAAATTTCCAAAAGGCGAAACAGCGGTAATTACAGCTTGTGAAAAAGAATTTGGCGACAAGGCAATTCCAGTTGCACAGAAAATGATCGACAGATTACAGGGCGGTAAGGATCGCGAGATGGAAAGAATTAAACAACTAGCAGGCGTTTAATAACATAAAGTCACTTTTTTGGCAGACAAACACTTGACTTTATAAGTATATTAGTGTAGTATATAAAACTGTGCTACACTTACAAAGGCACAAAGCATCGAAGGCTTAAATTATAGGAGGCAATATTATGGCTACATTGGCTGAAATTCGAGCAAAACTTAAAGAACAGGAAACCCGCTCAAGCGGTAATACTGGTGGCGGCGACAACGCAATTTACCCATTTTGGAATATTAAAGAAGGCGAAACTGCAACTCTGCGTTTCCTTCCAGATGGTGACGACTCCAATACATTTTTCTGGCAAGAAAGATTACTAATCAAACTTCCATTTGCAGGAATCAAAGGTGATACTGATTCACGTCCTGTACAAGTGCAAGTTCCTTGTATGGAAATGTATGGTGAAACTTGTCCAGTACTTTCAGAAGTACGTGGATGGTTTAAAGATAAATCTTTAGAAGATATGGGACGTAAATATTGGAAAAAACGTTCATATGTTTTCCAAGGATTTGTTACAGACAATCCTTTAAAAGAGGATTCAACTCCAGAAAATCCAATTAGACGTTTTATTATTGGTCCACAAATTTTCCAAATTATTAAAGGAGCATTAATGGATCCTGATATGAACGAACTTCCAACAGACTATACGCAAGGTGTTGACTTTAGGTTAACTAAAGCATCTAAAGGTGGATATGCTGATTACTCTACATCAACATGGGCAAGAAGAGAACGTCCATTAGATGAAACTGAGTACAAGGCAATTGAAACTAATGGCTTATTCAATCTTAAAGATTATTTGCCTAAGAAGCCTAGCGAAGTTGAAGTAGGTGTTATCAAAAAAACCC